AACAGGAACGAGGAAGAATATAAAGACCTCATTGTTGACGGAAAGATTGGTCCTGTGACGCTAATTGCATTGCAAATGAGCCTTCACAGCAACCCAGAAAACAGGATATTGAAAGTTTTAAATAATTTGCAGGGGGAACATTATATAACCCTAATGCGGAAGCATCCTGAACGAGAAGAGTTTCGGGGGTGGTTTGATAGAGTATAAACAAACAAGCTGTCATTGATTGGCAGCTTGTTTGGATTTCATTATTTCCTGCATCTGGAGCGCAAGACATATACATTTATCTGCGGTCGTTTAGCTCTCTCCATCATGACTGCTTGTCGGTCGATTCTTGATTGTTTTTGTTCTATTGCCCGTGCTCTTCTATCTCTCTTCTCATCGAATTGCGTATAGACTTGGGCTTGTGCTGAGGCCGCCGTAGTCATAATGAACAGCGCTATTAATATCGTTCTCATTTGTCTTCCTCTCTGGCTAGGCTGCCGGTAAAGATACTTCTTTGAGTATCGCTGTTGGCCACTCTTTATCAATTCTGTGAGAGTAGTACCAACTTATGCTGACCTCAGTAATTGCTACTCCATGGGTAGACGCTATCTCTTCAAAACACCTGGCAATGGCGTCTGATATGGTTGCTTTTACATTCATTTTGTCTTCCTTGTTTTAGTTTCTTCAAACTCAGATGAGCAGCTTAGATCGGAGCCTACGAACTGCCCTTGCACAGTATATGACGGCACACGCGATTGCTACTGAGATAGCAACCGGATAGAACTTAAAAACTAAGTACGCAATCGCTGGTGCTGCCGTAAACATACAGAATGATGTAAACACCCCAGGATATATTAGGTAAAACTCAATTACGCGGCCCTTAGCGTTCTTGTAGTAAATTCCTACATCTTCGCTGTTATCAGAATAACCGTGACAACCTTTGCTGGTATACCCGCTCGTAGCGTATTTATACGGAGTGTAGTTGCACTTCCACGCCAACCAATTCTTTTTGGGATTTATTTTAACATCATTTATCCACGCAATTATGGACTCAACTACAAATGAGAGTAAGATTAATCCCCAAAAAGCGTCTGCTGCGATTAGACATAAATTAACTGCCATCTTAAGTTCGCTCATATTAGTACTTTTTCCTCTTTCTATTGACTTCTTCCCATATTTCGTTTAAGTGCGCCGCACGCTTATCTGACAATACATCCAATCGGGCAACTTCATTGATGAAGCTTTTCTCCCATTGATCCAGCCTTTTCCTCATTCTGATGCAATCCTGGATTTTTGTCTTATTATCAGTCATTTCTTCTCCTTTGATCGATTGGTCTTATTCTACCATTGCAGCTAAAAATTCTTTAGCTACGTCTTCCGGGGTATTCTTAACAATGACCATAGTGGCTGCTGTTTCGACTATAGTCCTTCCACTGTCGGGTGTAAATACCGAAACAAACTGAGCCGGGTTTATGTATATATTTTTGTTTTTCTCTGTTATTAATTTCATTAATCTCATTTCTTCTCCTTCTTCTTAGTGGCCTTTATCACTTTCACCGGGTGTTCCTGTTGCGCCACCTGCGTATTTTGCAACTGTAAAGGTTGCATCTCAATATACAATGCCGTTGCAATCACAAAAGTTTTGGCAGCAATCCATTCTAATATCATTCACAGACCTCTTCCTTTGTTCCTGAAAACGATCCTTCATCTTTTTTCCAGAGCAAAGAAACTCTAGGTGCTCGTATTTGGCTTTCTGCAGTAGGCACTTTGGCAATAGTCTCTCCGTTTTTTATTATGTTAGTGATATGCGTTCCGTCTTTTTGCTTTACTATTACGCAGATAGTTCTGTCATTGCTATCGTTACGCATAACAATCTCCTATTTTTTCTTTTCTTGAGAAGTCAAATGCCACCGGCCGCAGTCGTCACAATAAAATACACGCACAGGAACTTTTCTTCCTTTTTCTTTTTCTTTTTGCAATTGCGTGAACGTCATTGCCGTCTTTGCCAAATTTTCTGTGGCGTAACCTATCTTGCCAGTAAAACAACTCATTAGTCCGCCTCCGCCCAGTTAGTTCCAATGTGACAATCAACTAACAAAGGCACGTCAAATTTTATAGCGTTTTCCATAGCTTCTTTCAACTCGTCTAATGCTTCCAAGCTTGCCTTGTCTCGACCAACAGATACATCTAATTCGTCATGCACTGTCATGTGCAACGTTAACTCGTTAAACAATCCTTTCTTGCTAGCATCAACAATCGCCTTTTTCATTACGTCTGCTGCCGAGCCTTGAATAAGACGATTGAACATAGAATGTAGTTTTCTACTAGGGTGCGTCCTTGCCTTTCTACCAAGAACTGTAAGTATATGCCCTCTCCTGGCAGCAGCGCTAGATACAGCGTTTCTTAATTTCTTAACATAAGGAGCAGCCTGATGGTAACTTGCCATAAATACGTCTGCTTCTTCCATTGTCCATCCAAACGTATCAGAGGCAGTTGTTGGGCCCATTCCATAAGCACCGCCAAAATTCAAACGCTTTGCTGTGCGTCTATCAAAGCCAGTAGCGTCGCAAATTACTTGGTGTAGATCTGTACGAGGATCGTTGTTGTACCTGTCTCTCAATACTCTTGCATCAGGTCCTTCGGCATAGTGTGCCATGATGCGATACTCGACCTGCGAGTAGTCTAACTTTGCCCAGTCCTTGCCGTCTTCCGGAATAAACAATTGCCTTAATGCTTGTCCTTGCAGTCCTCCGTCGTCATCATCCTCGTCTATTGCAGAAACTTGTTGCAAGTTAGGCCGACTGGCGGAAAACCTTCCAGCAACAGTTCCATAATCATCTGAGCGCAATGGGTGGAACGTTCCGTACAATCTACCATTGGTCATAAAGTCTAAGTACGGGTGCAGGAACATACCAATCATTGTATCTGCATGTCGATATTCCAATATTGTTTGACATATGGGATACTCGCCCAACATCTTACTTAAGGCTTTCTTATCCAACTGAGGATTACCTACTTTACCAGCTTTACTCATTAGCTCCGTAGGTGCTCGTCTTGGATACGGCATATTGTAAGAATCAAAAACTTTAGCGAGTTGCGCGCTGGAGTTAAAATTTACGCCATCCCCTGCCCATTTTTCGAGTTTTTTCTGGAGCGTATACTTTTGCTCGGAAAATTGAAAAATCGTCTTTTTGAAGCGTTCTTGGTCGATTTTTACGCCGTTTTTTCGCATATCCAGCAACGCGGGGATTAATTCTGTCTCCAATGTATACAGGTCGTACAATCCTTCAATTTCTAATTGTGACTTTTGTTTGGAAAATATCTCCAACGGCAGCGTAACATCAGCCAGTGCGTAAGTCTCTACAACTGAAGCTGGCATCTTCCATAGATTGGCTATTGCACGGCCTTTCCAATTCATCATACTATTGTAGTCTTCAAGAACGTCATTGCGCTTTTGTTCACTTGTGTGTATCTTGGCCAGAGTAGACAATGAATAAGACCTTCTGTATTCGTCTAATAAAGGCTCAGCGTATTGGACGTCGTGTACGGTGTCCATGTTTATTTTGTAACCAGAATGCAACAACCATTCCAAGTCGTAAATAATATTGGCGCCTAGCTTTGCTGAAGGAGATTCCAATAGTGCTGAAATCATCTTATTATTTCTTTCCTTTACGTCAGGCGTTGTGTCAGGATGGGCTATGTCAAGATAGTAAGAATACTCAACGCCGTCTGTGTTTGCACCAAACCCAACACCGCAAACGTAGCCATCTCCTCTATGTGTGCCTGGCCCTTTGTCTGTTAGTTGAGGATCTTTGCTTTCAATATCTACGCATAATATGTCAGCACGGCTCATTGCAGTCATTGCGTTATCTGATGGCACTTTCATTAGGACTCCCTTGTTTTAGATGGGACACAACCCGCTTAATCCGTACAGAAGGTTGTGTCCTTATTGTTAATTTTATTTTATCTGCGTTATCGTCATCTCCGGCCAGTGCGCGTAGTTGGTTTTGTAAGGCACTTCAAAGAACACCTTCTTTATCCCAACCATATCCATGAGCTTACAACACGCGTCACAAGGACCGTGAGTAAGATAGACGGTAACTTTGCTCCAATCGGGGTTCAGTCCTGCAAGCCTGATTCGATTAATTGCTCTCATCTCACTGTGTATCGATGGACATTCGTCGCCATACCAATTGTCTAGTTGGTTTTCTCTAGCGCAATGTGTGCAAATTGCTCTGTGAGAAGCAACGCCGCCGTGAGCAGCCATTATGCTTGTCTCTACTTCGTTTTCTGTCAACGTAAAACAAGCGCCTACCCGCTTCTTAAGGCAGTCTGAGTACGTCGATGCTTCCCAAGCAAGTGCCATAAAGTTTTCATTGCCGCACAGTCTGTTGACTCCAGGAAGACACTTATTAACAATCTCGTTAAACGCGTCATGGTAAGAAATAATTTCGTCTACAGTTGTTCCTTTTTCAAATGCTTGCTTTAATTCTTCTTCCTTGTAACCGTAATAATGCAGCGAGTTGGCCATGTGCGTATAGGTTCCGACTTTTAAATCTGGGTACTTATTTTTTAATTGATCAATCAACGCTAGCTGTACGAATACGAAGAACGGGACATCGTAAGGCAGCCCATAATAAATGTCGCTCGACCGCATTACTGCAATGAGATGCAAGTTCATTTCTTCGTCTATCCTAGCCTTAAGATACATAGTGCAAGGATTGTCGTTGGACATGTACGCGTTTTCTTTGTCGTATATCGTCATTACAGCTTTCTTGCTTCCTCGGCTGTTCTTTAGGCAGTTTAATGCGTGCTCGAATTGCGTAAAACCCTTTTCGTTTTTGTCGTGAAACAAGAGCTTGCCGTAGTTGCTATTAACAGTTATTCCGTCGTCTGTGCAATTTTTCCAAAAGGAGCTGCACTTCAGTGCGTCCTCAAGTAGCGGAGAGCCTGACATATAGAGCGCAAATTCGTTTATAAGATAGTCAAGCGACATGTTTCTACACGTTGCCATACACTGTCTTGGTTTTGTCAACATAAACATCTTATCGTGAAGCTCTGTCAGCTTCTTTCCTTTTCTTGACACACTTTTATCGCCTTTGTTAATAAGTTCGTATATTAGCTCTTTATAAATAACGTCGAAGCTTTCTGATGTTGTTTTCATAAGGTTCTCCTATAAAGTTAAGTAGTGCATTGGGCAGTGATGCTTCCTGGTTGGTTGCAGTACGGTGAGCTTATTGCTTGATCTAGTTACGCCTACAAACAGACATCTTAATTCCATGTCAGGGTATATCGACCTCATGGCTTCAACCCTTTTGGACGTATCTGTTGCAAGTATTACGTGACTGTTCTCAGCACCTTTGCTCCCGTGAAACGTTTCCAGCTCTATTGTCTTAAGCGTATATTTCTTTGTGTCAATAAGCCTCCTGTAGTATTTTCTTATTGCGTTGCTTTGTTTTAGCGCGTCGTACCAATAGGCGTCCTTATGCACTACATCAAACATAGCTTTATGTATCGGCGCTAGATATTCAATCTCACCTTTGGTAAATTTTATGTAAGCAATTATTGCGTTAAACACATTGTGGTCTATGCTGCTCTTCCCTTTAAACGAGAACAGGAATCCTTCATTCATAAGCTCGTTTGACAATTCTCTTAGAATGTATTTGGTTCTTGCCAATATCAACTCTCCACCAACAAGCTCGACATCTTGGAGACTCTTCTTTACCTCAAAAACACCTTCCTCATTCTTAGGAAGAAGACGTTTCTCTTGTCTGACGCTTAGATCACAAATTATGTTCCTGGCTATCGCATGAACCACTATAGGCATTCTATAGCTTTGATCAAGTAGAACCTTATTGTCAGAAAACTCAATAAACTTACTGACGTCTGCTCCTGCCCATTCGTACACAGCTTGGTCGTCGTCTCCGGCTACAATTATTTGTTCTGACTCTTTGAACATTTTCTCTATGACATTCCATTGCAACTTGGTCAAGTCTTGCGCTTCGTCAATGTAAGCAATTTTAACTGGAATAGGTTCTCCAAAAGCAACATAATCTATGAGAATGTCAGTGAAGTCTTTTAGATTCAATTGCCTTTTCATGTTGGCAATCTCTGACTCAATGAAGTCGTATTGGTACTCGCTCAAGTTCAGGTCGTGCTTCATGCGATGGTACGCTTCTATGTTCTGCGCTTTCATCTCTACGGCGTGTAAGTATGCGTCGTTTGGAGAAGAATAATCTTCTGTGTAATGACCGCAGAAATTTATACCAGTCTTCTCTGAAAACAATCGGTAATGACTTTTGCTTATTATGTTCAATCTGTCCATATTAAGCGCTTTGAAGCAAAGAGAATGAATTGTTCCAAAATAAGGCAATTGCTTTGCTTTTAGTCCAAATTGCGACATAGCTCTAAGCTTGCCTTCGTTCACGCCTTGATTAGTAAAAGAGACAAAAGCAATCTCACTAGGCAAATATGTGTTGAAGTCTTTTTCTAGGCACTTAAGTATGTGCGTCGTCTTACCCGTCCCTGGTGGGCCAAAGACTGTTGTCTTACGCGGCTTCGGCATGATTTTTATACGCTTTGTAGTAGTTGTAAAAACGTTCGTCTACTCGGCAAGAGAAGTTGTTTATTTTCAGCGCTCTTCCTTTGAAGTCTTTTAACGTAACCGACGCAGACTTGGCGCACAGCAGTTCTAACAGCTTTTCGTTGTGCCACTCAGGAGTGAAGTGCGGCAATTCCTCTGCGTTTTTAAAATGCTTTGCAAGACCGGCAGACGTAAACAAAAGTCCAGTGTTGGTTGCGTAAACGCCACCTTCAGCAATGTCGAGTTGGTTTTCGCTTATGTTTTCGTTGCAGTACAAAGCTACTTGCTTTAGCCATATTTCTTCCAACGTTTCTATCGCAACAGTGTTTTCTGAAAACGCCTTATTAAGTATCATTGTCCAAGCCTCGGCCGACACACTTATTAGCGCTTCTCCATGCACCTCTAAGAACTTTTCTTTGAACTTTCGCTGACTCATTACGTGCCTTGTGGTGTTGAACTTCAACTTCTTTCCCTCAACAAACCAAACATAGCTTACCGTTTTTCCATAACGCTTTTGCAACTCGCCAAATAATACTTCGCTTACTCTTCGTAATAACATAACATGCTCCTATTAAAATTTTGCTTTATGCTCCGATAGGTACTCTATTGGGCTTTTCCCTTCGTTCTGTACTTCTTTCAAGTATGAACGCTTATCTCTTATGTCGGTTATCAGTCCTTTTCGTCTCAGCTTAATGGCGTCAAGCACAACTACTCTGCCCTTAAAGCCTTTCCTGGATATATTTAGAAATTGTCCTCCAAGAATCTTCTTTAACATATCGTTGTGACGCTTTGTAGTAAAACTAGAAAACGCTCTTGTATCAGATAAATGTTCTGCCAGCTCCATAGACTTAAATATTATCTCTGTGTCTGAGCAATATACTTTACCGTCGTGGACTTCTGCAATATTAGGCGTGTGATTGTCTCTACAAAAATTCTCTACCTTGTACAGCCAAATATTGTCTTCAGATATATCGTCTCTCGACGCCTCTTTAGATACAATATTGTCCATAGCGCACTTAAGCACCTCTACCCACTTGGCGTCTTTCATCCGGTGCTGCGGTAGGTGCAGCTCTTTCAAGCACATGGTTCTGAAGGTGGCTTGGTTCTCCAATGCTCTCGCGTCTTCAAACCTTAGGATCTTTCCGTTAATTTCCCATTCGTAGTAAGGCTCTGACGAATCATAGACAACAAGTTCGCCAAAATTTAAAGAAGTAACATTGTCGCTGGTTACGCCGTACTCTCTTGTGCTGCACTCTTCTCTTTCGCAGAATGCTGCCAATACTGGAGACTTGCAATTGTACGCGTAATTGCTTTTATTATGAGACGATATGATAGTTTTGTTTATTCTTGCGTAGTCTATCGGAGCATCCATAGATTCGTTCAAGTGGTGCAGATGCTCTTCGTAATCTTCCTTGTACCTTGCCTTTAGGTAACCGGCGCAATTAAATAAATAATGGTTCCTGTCGCCTTCTGGTGCGCCACCATTTAGAAATATTGTTTGAAGACATGGCGGGCCTTGTGCTAGGGGTGCGTTGTTTATTGAAGCTATAAACTGCTTGTACGGTTGTTGCACGCCTTTGATCATTATCATAGCGTCTTTAAGGTTTAGCTCTTCGCCGTTAGAATTGTAAGCATATCGTTCTGTCTTAGCGGCATTGAAGTAAGGTAGATTAATCCAGTTGCCAGTCTTACCTTCTTCCAGCATTGTTTGCTTTGGAAACACTTCTACAGTCTTTGGTAACCCTAGCATCCCTACAAGCTTCATTAGTGACGGGCGGATCTTAGATGCTTCTGGTTCATCGGAGAAGAACATAAATATGTGCAGCCCACCGCTTTTACTTCTGAAACATATGGCTGGAACATTTGCTCTTCTTAGTATTGCAATGTATTTCTTTGGATTAGCTGGGTAAACGTCTACATCAATTACAGAAAAATTGACGCAATTCTTATGATTGATTGGTATGATTCCAAGACCCTGCTTCCCGTGCAAGTGTTTCGCAACAATCTCTTCAGTAACTTCTTCATGCACAACTGAACTTTTGCCTGGAGCCTTCTCTCCTTCTTTTGTAACTGTCTCAGGGTAATGCACGCCGTGAGATACTAAATTTCCTCTGAACAAGTTTAGGAAATCTGTCACAAAAGCTTTAGATGAAATCAACGTTTTCTCCGTGAATTGGAGAATATTGTCTCATAATCATAAAAAAGCTCTTCCGACATAAGCCATTCATAAAAGTCCCATATCCCAGCTTTAACATCTTCTAACAGCTCTTGATGGTTTGTGTTATAGTAGTCCACTTCGTATGTGCCTATTATCGTATTGCTAGGAAATTTGTCAAACAACGTGACAAGATACTTAAAATCGTAAAGCTCCGACATCAGCAAATAAAGCTTGTGTTGCCAGCCAGAAAGATACTTGTCGTCTCCACGGTAGTTTTCAGTAGTCTTTATGTCTACAATCCTATTCTTGAAAACGACATCAGCTTTACCAAATAGCAATATGTTTCTTCCTTCTACTTCTATGTTTTTCTTTAGCGTTACTTGGTATCGTCCACGCTTTACCTTTTCTACAACATGGTTGAATTTTTCTGAGCCCGCTCCAGCGCTTCCTACAGCGCTTCGATATATTGCGTCCTCGAAGTCTATCCCTCTCTGCGCCGTTTTGTGCGGCGTATACTTCTCCCTTCGAATCGTAGAAACGAGCGAAGAGTACGCGTTTTTGCGCCAATTTGGAGGACATTTACGGTACCATGCGTAAGAATCCAAAATAGAAGTTGTGATTAGTAATGTAGGCTGTTCTTGAGACGACATAATGTTTGCTCCTGTCCAATGATTGCCAATTTATTATCCTTGCAAACAACAAGGGCGTACGAGAGTTCTAATGTTACTGACCTAACAGCAAAAGCTATTTGTCCAAACTGCCACTTGAGATCGTCTTCTAAAGAAGTCAGATTCTTTTTGTCCAGCCTCTTAGCTTCAATCAAGAAATAGCGCTCGCCTTTAAGTAGTATTATATCGGGAAACCCTATCTGATTTACCGTTTCTATTCGCGTATACTTGTACCCAGCCGCTGTACTAATCTTCTTCAGGTAAGCATAAGCGTCCGATTCTTTGTGAAACGTAGAGCTGAACGTCAATACTTGACAATCCAACTCTACGCCAAAGAAGTTGTAGTTCTTTTCAAACATCAATAAGCGTTTTTGTTATTGTCTGACTTATCTTCAATAAGCTCGTAATCAATGTGCCTGTTAGGGAGTTGTTGCCGCTCCTTAACTACCGCCGCTAACTGAAGCTGCGTAACAAAACTGTCAAACTTAAAACTGACACCAAACCAGTCGCCCTTTTCGTTGCTTTTTAGAGCAGCCGATACTTCCCATAACATGAAGTAAGGAAGTGCACGCTTCTGTGTATTTGGAAGCATTGTATGGGTCAGATTCCTATTTAACTTCTTTGCTTCTTTTATATTGGTGCTGGTCATTGAGATGATGCAAACGCCTTGTTCTAGATCGTCTGCCAAAAGGCAGTAGTAAGAGTAACAATCTTGATAAGTAAGGCCGTTGTCTACGTTGACCAGCTCGTTATCGCTGTTTCTCACTATCTTTGGATTTAGTTCTACAGATTCTGGATCGTGTATGCCCATCAGCTTTCCACGGGTATCTCCCCAACACAGGAACATTCTTTCGAACTTACCAATAACTACTTTTATTGGCGATGTGTACAATTTGCCTGAAACAGTGTTTACAAACATACCAACCTCTGCATCGGGATTGTACTCTGGCTTTGCTTTCTTCATCTGTGGAGACAAGTCTTGGATAACCCTTACAAAGGGTATTGCCATTGTCTGCAAGCTGATTCCTTCAAAACCTTCGCCGTTCATTTCCTGATTGAGATAGTCGAATGTTGCTTGTTGCTTTGTCATTTTGTTCTCCTTTGAGGTTGTTTGGTGGTGTTATCCGCAAGATGCGATAGCTTTTATTTTTTAATTCCTACCTTGTAATAAGTAAATATAGCCAACATTTCTTCGCTTATTGCCGCTATTGGTACTGTTGCTTCTGAATCTCCGCCAACACCGCAGAGGCGCTTGAAGTATGCTTTCAGTGTAGATGGATGGATATAAAGCTTACTGGTGCCGTCAATGTCGTAAGTGCTTTTTAATTCACGAAGGATCCTATTAATAATGTTCTGTGGAAGCTTGCCAATTTCTATTGACGTCTTCATAAGACTGTCATCGCCCTGCTCTTCCAGGAAATCATACAACATACTGTAATCTTTTACACTGCACGAAAGCTCTTCTTTTACTGAAACCTTAGCGCCAGAGCGTAGTTCCAGCGAGTTAAGTCCAGCAGACAACATAGCTTGTGGAAGCAATTCTTGCTCAAGCTTAGTTACCTCTGCTTTCTTTTCTTTGCATTCCAGTTCGAGCTTTTCAAGTTCTGCGCGCTTCTCTACCAATGCTTCTGCGTACGTCATGATTGTTTCAAGAGAAGATACGTCTGGTGCGTCTGATACGTGTTCTGTCAGGTGGGATAAGCTGTCGGTCATCTGATTCTCCTTTGACTAAGTTAGTGTCCCTATTCTAACGGTGAAATTCAATTTTATTTCATCGCTAAAAAAATTTCAAGTTTTATTTTTCGTCGGGCGCGTTTTTTTATTTTTCCTATACTGCGTAGGACTTTCGCACGACGGTACTACTGCTATTGACTATTGCGATACTTACTCAATCTCAAACAAAGAGTTGAGATCCATTGTGACGAACGCAGCGTTCATTTCTTTGCCTTCCTGAAGTACTTTCAGAACATTGCGTTCAAAAGCGCTGTTATACAGCAAATCCTTATAAACAGGAGACTTTATTGTTCCAATACGGTGACTTCTATCTTCTGCCTGAAGCCGCGCTTCCGTCCTAAACGACCTGCTGTACCAATATTGCAACCCTGCCATCTGTAAATTCAGTCCGTAGCCGCCCACTTCAGGGTTACTTACGAGTATCTGAACTTCGCCTGTTTTGAACTTTTCAATAAGCTCAGGTCGTTGGTTTTTAGGTGTCTCGCCTGACATTGCAACAACAGAGAATTTCTTACTTAGCTCAAAATGCAATAAATCTATCTCCGCACGATACACTGCCCATACAATACACTGCTGCCCGCTGGCCTCTGCCAAGTCGTCTATAATGTACTCTAGCTTTCTATTGACTCCTTTTATTGGAACAGTACTGTAAACGTCGTCTTTTTCAGTATGAACAGCTAGATTACCTCCACAAATTTGCAGTACTCTTGTCCCCAACAACGCTTTTGTCGATATTGTAAGCGTCTCTCCTTCATACACAGTTGCTGAATATTTGGCTAATTGCAATATTTGCTTCTTCTGCTCATCGTTCATTTCCAGTTGAATCACCTGGTAAATCTTCTCTGGAAGCTCTAGGCAATCTTCTTTGCTTACTGCAAAGGTATCTGGAGCTATCTTATCTTGCAGCTTTTCTACATTTTTAAACCTCACAAACTCTTCGCTGTTTGCAATAATATTGTAGTCTGCAAGCGTTAAGCCGTACTTTTTCCGTATGTGATGCTGTGCTTCAGGTGTCTTCGCATTCCTTTGTATCCACCTTCGTATAGCGACGTGCGTCTGTGCGTCAAGGTTTGTTCGTATAGTAACTAACTTGTCTTTTAGTTTTAATTGCCTATCGAACAATAATTCGTGCTCGTGTTGAAATGCCATGAACGAACATCCCATGTAAGCAGGTCTTAAAAAGTCAAAAATAGACCACATGTCTACTGGAGACTTGGCCGCCGGTGTACCTGTAAGCACTGTCCTGAAGGACTCTGGGTACATTCCTGCTGTCTTTTTTATGTTTTTTACTGACTTTGCTTCGGGATTTTTTATTCTGGAAGCTTCGTCAATAATAAACGCAGGTGGCTTGCTTGACGTCGAACAGAACTTTTTAACAAGCTCTTGACCTTTTCCACGCACAAACGCCTCAAAATTAATAATAAAAACCTGCAGGTCATCGTTCATTTTACAATCAGAAAAGAACTTATTCTGCGCTTTTTTATGCTTTACAAGCGTTCCAGAACGATACACATAAGACTGGTAAGGCGCTCCGCAATGCGTTGGAAGCTGTTCTGAATGCCATTGCGGCCCAACTGCGACTGGTGCAATTATAACTAATCGGTCGTGCAGTTTTTTGAAGTACTTGTTTGTTACGACGTCTATCGCCATCTTACTCTTTCCAGTGCCCATGTCTGCGAATATTGCAAAGAACTTAGCGGCATTGAATCTATCGAAACAATCTTGTTGATGCGGAAACGGTTTGGTTTTAAACTGCATCTAACTCTCCCTTAACGTATTTGTCCATATAAATTTGAGCAGAAGACCCATTAGCCAAGCCTAAACATTGCTCTGCTGCTAACCTGTGTGCTACGGCTTCTATAAAATCTTCTGTGTGCACAACGTTCAGTACCCCGCCTCCGTTTCTTATTTGCGCCCTCCACTGTTTGCTTGCTCTTAATTTACTTACTCCGACTACTCCAGACGTGTTTTTTGTTGATTTTGTTGGTGTCCTGGCTAGTACCGTGCGCCTATCGACCTCTTCCAAATTGCTCCAAGCGTTGTATGATTTGTTTTTATCCTTATGTATTACATTTAATTTTGGGTGTTTGCCTGTCATGTACAGTACAGCAAGACGATGTGCGTAGTAGAGCTTGCCCTTTAACCTAAACTCAACACTGCCGTCTTTCCTCTTATTGCCAAGAATTTCTCCATAAAAACGTTGGCTATGAGACACTTCCAGGCTGCTAAACTGCCCCAAATAAGGATCGTAGTGCACCAATTGTTTCAGTTCTTCATATGTTATCATTAGAACTTACTCCCAAAATCGACTTCGTCCATAGTGCAATCATTAGGACTCTTGTCTTGTCTGAAATCCCAGGATACAACAGTAGCGTGCATAAGCTTCCTGTTTCGTGAAGAAATCTCTTGTCCATCAATCTCCAAGACCTTGTCATAAGCGCTTTGAACCATTACCGGCAGACCTTTTTTTATCTCAGTAAGAGCATATCGCATATGGTCTGGCATATTTGTTACCGTCGCAATAACGTGAGCCTTGTTTTGAATGTAGACAGACAGCTCAACGCCACCAATCAAATCGTTGTAAGAATGCACGTCTGTAAGCGTGTAACCGCTGATAAACGCGTCAATAGTATCTCCAATAAGAGAGGAAGCTGTCTTCTTTATCTTTATGCAATGTGTTCGCTTACGTCCACCAGAATCGTAACCGGCTGAAAGGTTCTTGAAAATCATCCCTTCTCCACCTTCTTTCCACACTCTCATGAGCGCTTTCTTCTTATTTTCTTTGTAAAACCTTACTTTAGTTATGTTTGTAGCAGTAAGATCTACATCTGATAGGCTTTTCTTGCGGTGCGACAAGCTTACGTCAGTGTTGTACATCTCGTCGAAGCACTTAAAAACTACAGTTGCTGACAATTGATGAGCCTTTGCTACGTCAATTCCACTACCTAAGATAGCTACTACAGCCTCTCTTGTATTGGTGCTTGGATACCCGTCCTGTTGTGTTACCGTTTCGTAGCATACCGCTTCGGTATCCAATATGAGAGAAACAGGATGTGTTAGCCTTTGTCCAGGCAAATGATATGTGTAGTCAACTGGTAGAAACTCGGTAGTTGATAGGTTACCACCAAAGAAATGCAACCTGTCTCCAGGAATATGGGTGATAATGATCCGCCATCCATCGTATTTTTTCTCAGCAATCCAACCATTATCGTCGGCAAACAGATCATTCTGTATGTCTGTTGAAAGTTCGTTGAATCTGTAAGCCTTCATTGGCCTAATTGAGCGGCGCATGGCCATGTGTCTGGCATCTTCACAATCCCAATGTCCTTCAAAGTTCCTTGCGTAAAAGTGGTCGCCTATGGCGTCCTCATAATCGGCGTTTACAATACGACCGTTGGTTCCCGTGCCTCTCATAGGCTTAGCCACTCCGTGGAACCTCATTATGTCTAGCATCTTGTCTTGCTTCATTAGTCTCTCCATCCGTGGTGCAGATCAGTAAGATTGGTTCTGTCCGCTGTGTAGTCTCTGTATTTAGTCCATTCGTTGTCACAATGATACACTACAAACACCGCCGTGCTTACTGCTGGACTTATGGATTTAACAATTCCATTATAAAACGTGGCGGAACCTTCGCAGCTTTGGTAAGTCACTTTGGAACCTTCTTTTAGTTCGTTTATGGATTCAATAGCCATTTTTTACCTTTTTTAAGTTTTCTGTTTCTTGTGCTATGTGCGACTTAAACAATACGCTTATCGTGCAGTGCAATCCCGGAGGATACAAGGACATCGTGTATGGTTCGAATCCTGGTAATGGATTTTTATGATTTGGTAGAAGCTGAACAATCTCTGTAACAGCCATTCGAGTATCTATATCGTCAGAAGCTAAAGTGAAACTTTGACTATATAGCTCGTCTCTCTGTTCCTCTGTAAAGGGTAATAGGTCCAAAACTCTACCGGTGATTACCTTCTCCGCAAGCAATATATCGTCTGACATAAACCTTTTTAGTGGTCTTACAATATCCTGGAGGTAGGCTTCTGCCGCGTCGTGCAATAAGAAGAACAGTTTGTGGTGCGGCTTGTAAAAACCGTAATTAAACATGCCGGCAAACATGCAATTGATTGAGTGTTCCGCTACGCTGTAAGGTCTAGTGGTGTGGCCGTTATAACGATTGATGTTAGGCAAAGCGTGCATTATTTCCGCTAGGTCTGGCACAAAACTCTCTGGATCAAGCGGATCAACCGCCCTAGTCTGTGTAAACAATAGGTTACTGCACGGACTGTTGTATAGTGGATTAGGCGTCATTTATTACCTCTTGCTTCGTTGTAAATATTTATGAAGAACAATATTACGTTCATTATTGCCCTACTTCCTACGGTTGCCAGCAGCAACAACAAGCCGATGATTAAAATAAATTCTAACATAATACCTCCACATGTGCATCGTCGTTGATACAATACTTATTTGTTTCACTATTGAAACGTATCACACCTTCTTCTTTCATATTGAGTATGGTGTACTCAATACGGTAACCGCTAGTCATTGGTCGGTCATTGAACTTATCCCCGCCTTGCACTAGCGCAATCAACGCCATCTCGTCAAAAGGTTTTTGTTTTAGGCAATATATAATATTATCGACGGTTGTGCTTATGTTGGCCATACCTTTGCGCATGTCTTCTAGTTGATTGATTGGCTTAGGTTTGCAGTTGTATTGTACCTCGGTTGTTTTGTTGCGTAAAAGTTTGCTTAGGCTTTCTGTGTCTTTGTGGGCCTGTTTTTTATTGATAAGATACTGCAACAATACTTCTTCTTTTTGTGTCCATGCTGCCATTGTTGTTCTCCTTATAGTTGTAGTGTTGGGGCGGCAACCGCGCTTTAAATAGGTTGCCGCCCAAGTGGTTACGCCAATATTACCGGCACGTCTTCTACTTCTACAATTGGTTTTCTTTCTGGGTAGATCTTGTACTCAATGGCCTTGAGCGCTTCTTCCCATGTGGGCGCTGAATGGTGCGAGTAATCGGCTGCGTATACGGTGCACGTTACAGTAACGTCTCCAAACGAATTGTCGTTAACTTCGTAACATAATGACCTGTATCGCCCTTTGGACAGTATATTTAACGCTTCTCTCGCCTCTAGTAATGTCATTGTGGTTCTCCTTTAAAGTAAAAGTTAGTTGTTATTACTTCTGTGGGTGGACAGGATTCGAACCTGCAAAGGATTTACGTGGATGTCGCGTCAGTCTTGGCAGCAATACTCCATCTGCATGAGCTTCATGCCTCTCTCAATACCTCTATCAAGTGCCCCCTACTGGTCGATTATCAAAGCCCTCGCCGACATCATTCTCCATCTACTCAGCACCCTGTAGCGTCTACCTCATTCCGCCACCACCCATTGTTGCTATTTATGCGCCATTGCTGCCGTAAACTCTTGCGCTACGTCTCCATGAGTCTCCAGTACAAAAAATTCGTCTTTTACTGTATCTACCGCCGTTTTCCCTTGGTGCGCTACGTAGACTGAAACAAAATTGTTCGGGTTTATGAAGATTGTCTTGTTATTCTCTAGCGTTAGCATCATCGCTCTCATTTGCTTCTCCCTTATGGAATGCCAGATCGATATTATACCCTTTGTAGATGCCGTACATCCATTCGTCATGCTGAGCAGAGCCAGGTGGATAAGGACATGAACGATCCACGCCTGATTCCCCCAATCTAAATATCGGGGGAATCAGGCGCCCGGCCTTATCCTCTAAATACCTTGGCTCTCCATCGGATATTACATTAACGTGCTTACTTTTGTCATCCGACAGCTCTCTATCCACACTACGCTGTAGCACCCAACAATAATTGTACTTTGCCTCATCCTGTTGAAACATCCTGTTGATGTAAAAATCAAGGCTCACACCTTCAGCTTTTGCTATTTCTGCAATTGTAAGCTTGACTTCTAAGTCTTTCATTTATTGTCCTTTTTCTTGGTTGTCAATCGCAATCGCGCTGCACTCGTTATATTTGCGCTCGTTGTAACCTTCTTCGTAACCTTCTTTTCGCTCAGCTAACATACAGCGACGACAAGGTTTAACTTCGACAAAAAGAAGCGCGCCATAAAGGCTTAGTAACGACAACTTTAGGTACCCCTTGCATTGTACGCAAACCCCATCAACGCCTATATCAACCGACGTCGAGATTGTAATTTTATTTTCATTCGTATCATCTTCCGTATTCTCTTTTGTATACACTTCGTACTTATTCATATTGCTTTCCTTTCCTTTGGTTGCTTGGTTGCTTGGTTTGTTCTTCAATCGTAATCAGGGCCGTTGTCTTCTGGCACGTAATCCTCTAAAAGAGCTTCGCAGCAATCTGTTCCATACCAGATAGGTAGATGATGAGTGCCTGGTTGTCCGCCTGTGCAATGCGTTCCAGCATAGTCAAAGCTGTCGTCGAAGGGGATAATGCGACAAGGTTTTTGGCATTCTGGGCAAATTGGTTCTAGTTTTGATTGTATCACTGGTCGTCGCTTGTTGGGCGTTGATTGTTGTGGTCTTCTTTCGTCTATAAGCTGCTCTCGTCTCCATTCACTTAAGCTATTCCACATTATGTCGCTTATTTCCTCTTGTGTCATTGTTGTTCTCCTTATTGAATAGTGGCTACTTGGTTACTTTAACAATATATTTAACTGCACGGTTTGTTACCTTGCTACACAAGGTAAGCAATGTGGTGAAGTTAGGTAGATTTAGCATTATGGTGTCAAACGTCCACAAGGCCAATATAAAGCCCACCTGCATTACGCCTTTAACAATCAGATAAACCAGATGGAGTGACGTAAAAATAAACGCATAGAAGAACGCCTCTTGAATAGATGTTTTCATTGCAGATTACCCATCTGACAAGCAATCTGATTACCGGCGACAACAACAAAAGCTACAATACACAGGGTAAATACGACTACGGAGATTATTGTTTTCATTTATTACCTGATGAAAGAGGTTATAGGTTTAGGCTTGCTGCTGGTTGCCGTTTTAAGGTTGTCGGTTGAAGGTTTTTGTGGTTTTTTACAATATTATTAGTATGGGTACGCGGTTATTATTGTAGTGGTGTTGGTGATGGGGCGTTAAGAATGAAAAATTGTATTTGAGAATTTTGTTCGATGCGCGGAAAAAAGTCAAGATTTTATTTTGTTTCGGTATATTTTTTCGTGGATCCTAGCGGGCGTAGAGTTTGCGGGCGGCGTGTCCGTGTTTATGGGGTGCTTTAAAAGCATACTACGCCTAAGGCGCCCCGTACGGCGTCTGTGCGACGTCTGTGCGACGAGTGATGTGAACCAGTAGCGGCTTTGGTGGCGTAGCGTCTTCGTCGAGAGACACTTCGGCACGACGTGTCTTTGGAAAAAAATACGTTTCAATTCCCAAAACCCGTTTTTTACGTTTTTGACGTCGTGTCGTTGCTTCCCATACCGTTAAGCGGCCTGGAAGTAGGCGTCTTCGCTTTCGCGTCACCCGTCGTACAGGCGTTGTATGAACGTTGTTATTATGTCGCTCTTTAGATAGGTTTGTGGCAATATTCATTAAGGTACCTTAAGTCCTTTGCACAAAAGCACAGCAAATAGCAATCAAAAGCATTTTTTTATATTGTCTTAAAAGGCTACCTTAAAGGGAATTGCTTTTAAGGAGCGCCCCTACCACATCACAACCACAAGCGCATAAAAAACCGCTGTTCCGCAAAGCAAAAGCAAAACAACGGTATTGTAAAACCACAGCAATTGTTGCAATCAAACTCGAACTAACGTATAGCGCATACCACGTATTATGACAGCTCCTGTAACAAATTCGGCAGGTATCGCGTGCTTAGGGCGCAAGCAGCGATTTTTAAACTTGTGAGAGCGCCATTGTTTTAGAATTGTTACAGTTTTCGCTAGATCGGAAATTTTAGCAACGTAGTACCACACGCAGTTAATCCCATGATCCTTGAGTACTCTAGTTCGCATCGTCAACAAGTCTCCTATAAAAAGTTGGTGTCCATCAATCCAGGTAAACTGTATTGTATACCCAGATCGACGGACACCATCTAGATTGTCTCCAGATGGTGTCCGATTCGTGATTAGTCCTCTTCGACTACATCGATCGGTGCACCTGACCAACCGTCAGGCTGAATTGCGCCGATACCGATCAATGTCCAGTTCTCACTGTCGCTGTCGAGTTCCACCCAAAAACGGTTATCGGCTTCAGCGTTTTTCAGGTTTTCACGAATTTTGGCTCGAATCTCACCCCGGCCCATTTTGGTAGCCTTGAACATCTCAAGTTCGTCAACGGTATCGCCGACATTGACCAAGAATCCCTTCAAGGTGTCCATGAAGACATTGCGCCGTGCACCACCAGTTCCGCCACCACCAGTACGCTTAACAGCGATAGTGACAATTGCCTCTTTGATAGATTCGTCCAGCTTGCTGTAGGCGATAGAGCCGACAAAATCACTAAGTATATTCTTAGCATCGCGTACGGCTCTCTCAATCCGTTTTGCCTTGATCATAGTCCACTGCTGCGCTACAGTTTTGTCCTCAAATCCGTCAGCAGGATTGTAGTCGATTGCTTCACAGGCTTCTTGGATAGTCATCGTTTCAGTGTTTTTAGAATTAGTCATTGTGTTCTCCATTTAGGTGGGTTTTGGCCAGGCGGCCTGGTGGAGCGATTCGCTCCGTTGCATGATTAAATTTTTACTCAGATCCGGTAAAACTTCAAATTTTATTTTACCAGATCTAGGAAAAAATTTAGTCCTCCAGATTTTCCGCTAATTCGATCATTTCCGAAATTACGGAATCACTCATCAGTATCTCAAAAATTTCAGTCATGGCTTCGTCTATCAATTTTTGTCCGATCATGTCAGTAGGTCTCCTAGGTGAGCAGTGGCGCTCGGTACATCGTTAAAATTATTTTCACTCATCCGGTACGCATTGTCAAACTTATTTCTACTCGGTACGATTTTTTATCGGTAGGCGGTCGGTATCCGGTCAGGTAGAGGACTCGCTCTATGATAAGTAAATTTTGATCGATTACCAGATTATTGTCAAATTTTATTTACCCCTAGCCAGCGTAGGGTTTGCTGTTAGGGTCGCCGGTATCCCTAGCTAGCGTAGCGTTGCTGATAGCAATTATTTTTCGTGACACAGCGTTTTTCCTTTAGCGCTAATAGATCCTAGCCAGCGTAGCGTTTGCGGTCCACCTCCTCGCAATCCCTAGCCAGCGTAGCGTTTGCGGGAAACGCGCCAGGGTCCGTTTTTTGGGCGTTTTTAGTCGGCGCAGGTGTTTACGTATCCGCCTGGTTTTTTTCGCGCAGCGGTCCACCTCGTCGCTTTTTTCGGGCACTTGCGCGCCGCGCGTCTGTGCGCCCCCGCGCGCCCCGTAGGTAGGGCAGTAACTTGTGCTATTATAGCAGCTACTTGTTGATGGTAGGGCAACCACTAGGTATCGTTGCTTGTTGTTGCTTGCCTACATGTGCTTGTTATTGTAGCGCTTCTATTGTACGCTTGTTGGTCTTGCAAGTTGTTGTTTTTGTTGCGTTTTGTGGTGCCTCGCATCGCGCTGTTTTTGTGTGATTTTTTATTGGTGCTTCAAGTTGCTGTTTTTATTTAATTTTTTCTACTGGTGCGGGTTATTCCGGAATAGGGGACTGGGGAGGGGTAATTCCGGCTTGTCGGATGGATCAGAGCAACCGCAATTCCCCAATCCAACAACCAACATCATCACCTAAACACTACCAACAACCAAACACTACCAACAACCAACCCAATCACATAAATCTAAACATAAATCTAAACATAAATCTAAACATAAATCTAAACATAAACAATACCGACACATCAAAAGCTAAAGTTTCACTTTAGCTATTAAAGAGCACTACTTCAAAATAACCGCGTTATCCTAATTGTAATATTGCCAAAAAATAAAAAACCAAAAAATAAAAACAACAAAAACACCACTGACCAAAAGAAGCCCGAATGGATCGTGGAGATATGAGAAGCTGTTTTAACCTAACTCAGATTGTAGCGGGCGTAGCGTTTGCGGACGGCTTATTTTTTCCTTGACTTTTATTTTTAGGCGTGTTATAATTTTATTCAAGGTTTGTATTAAGGATGGACGCAACAAGCTGTAACAACGATATACGCCACGATATACACAACACCAATGGCTGAAATGAAGAAGAAACCTATCGCTTTGAAGCAAGGGACGCCGTATATGCCGGGCGTTGAAGATTTTGTCTTTACAGAGAGGCATACTATTGCCGATATTGTTAGGTTTGCTTTAAGCTTTACTAATAACGATAAGACAGAAGTGCAGGCTATACTGGATACAATGGACGAATAATGGACGAGACACGATATAAGTACGATCAGCTTTTGCATTTGGCTAACGAGGTGAAACTGCCGCGTATAGAGCTTATTGCAAAGGCACGTGAGCTTTTCCCTAAGTTTACAAACACGAACATATACGACAAAGTTATTGGGTCTTATGAAATTGAAGTGTATATGTCTGCCAGGTCTATGGGCCTATCAATTGAAGACGCCGCGCATTCGGCGGAGCTTTCAAACGCAGCCATGAGCAATGCACTTGAAGGGTACGGAGTATCTATTGAAAAGTTCATAAACATTGCCAAAGCGGAGCTTTTTGCACAATCTTCGCTTATTACCAAACTTCTGAATGTGATTGAGCGAGCTGCGGACAACACTACAGTCAATGCGGCCATTGCGTTGCTTGAAAAGATTGCTCCTCAACAGTACGGTAAAGCTGTTGGCCTAGCAACTAAAACCAGCGACGGTAAGATAGTTAATCTCAGTTTTAGTTTGTACGATCCGGAAGATGCTAGTGAATAATGGACATAAAGCTCTCAAAACCACAGGCAGAGTTCTTTACGAGCAACGCGAAGGCTACCTGCGCTGTAGCGGGATACGGTTCTGGAAAGACAGAAGTGGCTATGTTCCGATTGATAACGAGCGCATTGGCGAACCCAGAAGCTGATTGGCTTTATAGTGCACCAACGATTCCGCTAATTAGAGATATCCTTTGGTCTAAGTTAGAAGAGTTTTTACCAAACTTAGGAGTGGGGCACACTGTAAACAAGTCTGAATCGATTGTTTATCTTCATGGATTCGGAAAGATTTTCTGTCGCTCAATGGACAATCCAGAGAGACTTATTGGATTCCAAGTAGTGGACGCCTTCCTAGATGAGCTGGACACGTTAACTACAGAAAAGGCAGAAACCGTTTATAGAAAGGTGAAAGCTCGTTGCAGACAGAGAGTTGTTGATAAGGAAAAATCAAACGGAACGGTAGTTTATAAAAAGAACCAGATTTTCGTAACTACAACTCCTGAGGGATTTAGAGCAACGTACAATATTTTTAAAAAGAATCCCGCACCGAGTACAAAATTGGTGCAAATGAGCACCTACTCAAACGCACACAACTTGCCAGCGGATTACATCTCAGACTTGATGGAGTCTTATCCTCCACAACTCATAGCGGCGTATCTTAATGGAGAGTTTGTAAATCTTAACAGTCTGGGTGTTTGGGCCAGTTTTGATGACGTTGCCAATCACTTGACCATGGAAGCAACTCATGGAGAAACGCTTCATATTGGTCAAGATTTTAACGTAGCGCGTGGATGTGCAGTTGTTTATGTAGAACGAACGTTATCAAAAATACACCCTAGAAACAACACAGGGGCAAATTTAAGCATCTTAGTGGCTGTTGGCGAGGTAGTAGACTCATTTGACACGCCAGATACAATCCGCGCACTGGATGAAATGTTTCCTAAAGCCGATTTTCCAGAGCGCTTGATATACCCAGATGCTACAGGAAACAACAGAAAAAGCGTAAATGCCACAGTAACAGACATAGCGTTAATGCGTCATGCAGGGTTTAGAATAAAGCAACTTAACGTAAATCCTCCAATAAAAGATAGAATTATTGCAGCAAATACCGCTTTTTGCAACGCAATACAGACAAGAAAAGTATTTGTGGATACAAAAAAGTGCCCAACATTCACTGAATCGTTAATACAGCAAGCGTACGATAAGAACGGTCTTCCTGAAAAAGGCGCTTTAAAGAACGATGATATTACAGATGCTGGAACATATCCAATATACTACCATTACCCATTACGTCCTAACAAAATGTTTACAACGTCTGTAGGAGGCTTGTAATGATAGAGGCTGTTTCTTCAAAAATCTCAGCATTAGTCCCTTACACAACAGACTCGTCTAAAAAAGTCTCAACGCGCCACCCAGAATATACAGCCATGTTGGCCAGTTGGGCTATGATGTATGACGTATGTATTTCAGAAAGATACATACAAGGAAAATCTCAAACGTACTTGCCGCGTTTAGACGAGATGACAGATGGGCAGTATCTAGCGTACACAAGGCGTGCAGAATTTCCAATGTTTACAAAGCACGCATTAGACAGCTTTGTAGGAATGGCGATGAGAAAAGAGTTGCTCATCGAAGGTATTGACACAAACCACCCGTTCTTTAAAAATACAGACGGAAGAGGTTCTTCTGTCAAGTCTTACGCAGAGAAACTTGTAAGAAACTTCCTGCAATACCGTAGATGTGGAACGCTTGTAGAAATGCCGTCAACGGATCCAAACCAATCTTTGGCAGACGCAGAATCCCAGAATGTAAACGCAAGACTGGCCTTTTACGATTACGCATCAATATTAAATTGGAAAACCAGCACGCAAAACAATGTAAACATACTGACGCTAGTCGTGTTGGAGGAAGAAGAAGACGTCTCTGTAAACGAATTCGAGCACGAGTACGAAGCCAGATACAGGGTGCTCAGGCTCGAAAATGGCGTTTACAGACAGGAAATATACGACGACAGTGGGCAATTAATTGCAACAGTAGTGCCTTTAAAGAAAAATAAACCACTAAACTTCATTCCTTTTGTAATACACGGCGGAGTTCCAGTAAGCTCCCCTATAATGTTGCCAATAGCAGAACAGAACATTCATTGGTACATGAAAGACGCAGATTATCAGCATGGGCTTCATTATACTGCGTTACCAACTCCTTGGGTAGTTGGGGTAGATCCTAAAGATGAGATGGCACCAAAAACAATAGGCCCACAGCGGCTTTGGTTTTTACCAATGGGGTCTACTTGTGGGATGTTAGAGTTTACTGGCGCAGGGCTAAAAGAAATAAAAAGCTCTATGGACGCGACAATGCACAACATCACTATGTTGTCATCGCAGATTCTCGTTCCAAAAAGCGCTTATGACGAGACAGCTACAGCAGCAAGTATAAGAAGCGCCTCAGAAACCGCAAGTCTTTCTTCGATGGTTAGCGATCTTAGTGAAGAACTTACAACAGTAATAAAAGTAGCTTCAGATTGGGGAAACTTCAGCCACAAGGACACCTCTATAGAAATAAACTCAGACTTTATGCCTCTTACGCTTAGTGGCGCAGACGTTTCTGCTTATGTTTCTGCCGTTATTAAAGAAGGCTTCAGTAAGAAAACACTGTTTGATCTTCTTAAGAAGGGAGAAATCATAGAAGGAAGCCGGCAATTTAAAGACGAGATGGATGATATTGAGGCAGAAGCAAGGGCCAGAATGGACAGAGAAGTCGAACTTGCAGATAGATTATCTAGCATAGAGGCCAAAATAAGCAAGCTTTATACGCAGAATCCTGATTCAAAAAGTAAAAAAGGACAAGATTCTGCATCTGAACAAAGCGCAAATTCAAAAAGCAAGAACGCGTCTAAGTAAACCACCCACCCAACAGGAGAACAACAATGACAGAAGATGAAGTAAAAGCCGCCATAGACTTGGCAACAAAAGGATTGTCAGACAAGAACGCACAACTGCTGAAAGAGCTTAAAGACGCCAGAAAAGCCTCTTCTCAATTTGAAGGACTAGACCTCGCAGCCTTAAAAACTGCTGCTGACGAGCTTTCTAAGTTAAAAGCGGATAAACTTGAAGCTGACGGCGAGTACAAAAAGATGTACGAACAACAGAAGTCTGATCACAGCACTATGCTTGAAAAGCTCAGCGGAGCAAATAAAGAGTTGACCAACAAGCTTATTGACACAACAAAAGCAAACGCATTGACAAATGCTCTGGTGGGGAACAACGTAATTCCAGAATTGGTTGACGTCGCCATGAGAACGTTGAAAGACCAAGTGGCTGTTGGAGATGACGGTATTCCGGTTGTTGGTGATAAGGCAGTTTCTGATTTTGTAAAAGATTGGGCGGCTTCTCCAGTTGGAAAACACTTTGTAAAAAGTGGAAATTCAGGAGGTGGAGGCAACGGCAACGATGGTGGAAGCGTAGATTCCAACGCTAAGTACTTTGATAAGAAAAGCCCAGATTATAATTTGACTAAACAGGCGCAATTGGCTACAGCCGATCCAACAGCTTACGCAGCACTAAAGAAATAACCCAAGTTTTAAAGTCTCAAACAGGCAGAGCTTGTTTGGGGTACATACGATGAGTTTAATTGGTTGAGCCAATTAGACGTTCTGCCCGAGGCGGTATCACATTTAAAATGTGGTATCGCCTTTTTTATTTATCAACCCCATGTGAGGTAATCAAATGGCAGTTACACAATTAGCAGACATTTACAATCCGTTGGTATTCAACGCTGTGATTGACGAAAAAGTCGATGAGACAAACAAATTTATTGCATCCGGCGTTATGGTGACAAACCCGATGTTAAGTGCGATGGCAGCCATTGGAGGAAACATTGGAGAGCTTCCATTTTACGGTACGCTTGACATCGATACAGAACCTGACCGAGTTGACGATGATCCTACTCACTTTTCTGTACCCGGCAAGATTGCTAAAAAGAAAATGACTTACCGACTTGCTTCACTGCATTACTCATGGTCAACTATGGATCTTGCTCGTGAGCTCGCTCTTCGCGATCCTTTGGCCGCTATTACCGCCAGAATTAGCAATTGGTGGGTGACACAACAGCAGCGCCGCTTGTTGGCAGCAGTAAGAGGCGTACTTGCCGACAATATCGCAAATGACGACGCAGACATGGTTAAGAATATTTACTCTGACGTTGCGTCTCCAGCAGCATCAACGCTGATCGGCGTGGAAGCAATTATGGACGCTGGCCAGACAATGGGCGACAGTCAAGGCGCACTGGCTGCCATTGCAATGCACTCAATTACGTACAATGCTTTGATGAAGCAGAATTTGGTAGCCGTCATACCAAATTCTCGAGGAGAAGTTGAAGTTGCTACTTATCTTGGAAAGCGTATAATTGTAGACGACGACATGGTAGTTACTACTGGAACAAACTCTCCAAAATACTTAACAGTATTGTTCGGAGCCGGTGCGTTTGATCATGGCGCAGGAAGCCCAATGATACCTTCAGAACTTGAAAGAATTCCAAGTGCTGGTTACGGCGGTGGACAAGACATTCTTCATTCTCGTCGATCTGACATCATCCACCCTTACGGAATGTCGTTCACTTCCGCCAACGTAGCTGGGCAATCTGCAACACTCGCAGAATTGGCTCTCGCAACAAACTGGGATCGTGCGGTTACCCGCAAAAATATCCCAATGGCGTTTCTGACGCATAATTAAGCTGTTTAAACAATTTATATAGCGCGCGCTCTTTTACAAAAAGAGCGCGCTATAGGAGAGCGCAATGGTCGATAAAAAAGCAAGTAGCGAAAAAAAGACTGCTTCAGAGGAAAAAGCCTACAGCGAAAAAGCTAATAAGGCGCGGGTTGTTTCTGAAGGAAGAACAACTGACGAAAAAGAGCTTCTAGGCGATGATACTGTCAGCAGCGAAAGCGAAATAAAGCAAGTGGAAGCTTTGAAAAATCGCCCAATTTCTGCCAGAATCACCGAGGAAAAAGAAACTGGCGAAGATAGGATTGTTCCGCTGCACGAGTTGAACGCGCTGTATGCAAAGGGCGAAAAAGCGCGTAAAGAGGAAGCAGCTAATAAAAAAAGTTAACGTGAAGGCTGGCTATGGGAGTTCTTAACTTAATTACAGTAGTAGAAGCGGATGAATACAACGAAGCTTCTGACGATTGGCTTGCTTTGACAGCGCCAGAAAAGTCTACCCATATATTCAAGGCCAGCTTGTATATGCAAAGGTATTGGTCTTGTGTTGCGATAGACTGGACTGACACAACCACAATGACAGACGATTTAAAAATGGCTTGTGCTTATTACGCAGAAGCAGATCGTCTAAACTTGCTATTTTCTCCTGTCTCCGCAGTTGAGCGGACTGGCAGAATAACCGAAATAACCGGAAAAGTAGGACCACTGTTAGAAACAACAAGATGGTCTACTTTTGGCGCAATAGAGTCTGGTAATCCTTTATCGAGCATTGATGCGCTAATGCTAGGAGAGTGCACAAGACTTTCCCCTGGTTGGTTAGGATTGGTGCGCGTATGACAAAAGCAGATAAATTTCGATCGATGGCTGTCAGGGTTATTCTTAAGTTTACAGACGGACTATATACGTTAAAAAAGTTTAGCTCAGAATCTTACAATGCAACAACTGGCGTCAAGGAAGTAGTGTACGACGATTTGACAGGCATAAGCATGGTAAGCGCGGCCATTGTAGAAGAAAGAGAAATTAAAGACATCTCTTCAGATAAACACTTTTCAATCATTGCTGCTGGCGTACACATTGAAGGACACGAACCTTCTCCTGGAGATTTAGTTGTCACTCCAAAAGGAGAGACTCACAAGATAGCGAAAGTGTCTACAGATATGTACGGAGCTTCTTATGAAATGTTTGTACACAAAGAATCATGGGTATAAGCTACACACATCAAGCTAGTGCAGAAATGAAGGCACTTGGAGCAAAAGCCAGTCAAGCCATCACGGCTTCAGCAAAAGGCATGTACAGAGTTGCTGTTAATAGAACTCCAAGAGACACAGGGACAGCGCAAGCAGGGTGGAAGTTGTCAACAACACGTAGAAGCTCTTATGTCCCTGTAAGGCGCGTACAAGCTAGGCCAGGGGTACCTGCGTTTAACTTTAGAATAACCAAAGATAGTCGGTTTTACTTTTGGAACAACGTAGCGTATATAGAGTATCTAGAATCAGGCAGCAGAAACACCAGCGCACACAATATGCTGCTTCACGCTCGTGAATTTTTTGAAAGCGATGTTAAAAGAAGATTGGGTATGATAAGATGATAGATTACACTCACATAAGGCGAGAAATTGAAGTATTGATCAACAACACTGTAACTACAGTGCCTGTAGTCTTTGAAAACACAAAAAGTGCACCAGTAAACACTGAGCATCTTGAAGTTTTTGACGATACAAGTCTCACAACGCCGATGGATATGTCCGGTTCAGTCTCTAGGGTTCACGGACTGATTACTGTGGCTATTTTCACAAAGTCAGGAATAGGCACAGAGCGCGCAAGAGAAATAGCGTCAGCGCTGGATGTAGTGTTTTCTCCAAACGCTGTCGTAGGAATGGAGTTTGGAACGTCTGAGCTTTATTCAGTAGGTCGCACAGAAGGTGGATACTTATATCAACACAATCTTGTAATATCTTATTCCTATTTTTACGGGCAAGACGATTCTAACTCATGTTAAGGAGATAACAAATGGCAATTAAGATCGCAGCAGTAAACTTTGTAGCTGCTCAAAACGCAGCAGTAGTATTAAATCCAGCCACACCTAACGAGAAAGCGGTAAGAGGGCTTCAAGGAATGGGCCTGTGCCTTGGGTTCTCAATGGAAACGCAGGTGGTCGCAGAAATGGGCAGACGCATTGCGCTTATAGTTCCTTCTGGCGGAACTTACGAAGAAACCAGCATCAATTACAATTTCGTCCCTGGAGACGCTTCTTTGGAAGCCTTTCGCAACGCGGCGTTAAATTCCACCAATATGCAGAACGTTCGCTTGTACGTAAAGCGCGGTTGTGATTTTTCTGCACCAGACTTTATAAGTGATCCAGCATCAGGGCTTTACGTAGGATCTGTAAGTGATCCAAAAGTAGACAGTCCAAACGGAATTTTCAAAGGAACATTGTCATACATGCCTGGTGGAGCGTTTGTGCTTTACGTAGCGCACACTGCTCCTGGTGGAGGTGCTTCATTGTCTTACACCGCTTCGTCAAGGACGTTAGCAGACTCAGGCAATAACTTCATAAGCAACGGCTTCGAAGTCAACGATTCTTGTCTTATTGACTTTGCGGATGGAAATCCGCCTTTGGCTCTTAAGATAGCTACAGTGGCTGCCGGAGCAATAACGTTTGTGGTGGATGTCGGCGATGTTGCAGACATTTCAGATTTTGCAGGAATAGCAACAACCCAACTTCACGGAGCAACTCCGCTTGTTGTTTCAGGTTACACCGGAATAGCTGATTGCGATTAATGTTCGTTTTTAATTTGCCCCTGATCCTTTGTTCTCCTAGGGTGGTGGACAAGGGAGAGGGGGCATTTGTATACGCTACCCTAATGTGGAGAAACAAATGAGACTTTCTTTAGAAAAAACAAAACGAGTAGATATCCCAGGTGACGAAGATGGTGGATTTATAAACATCAGATTGCTGACGCTACACCAGATAGGGCAAATAGAAGCCAAGTGCAACAGCACAGGACTTAACGAGAATAGCGAAGTAATGGTTTCAATTGATCCGTTTAAGCGCGAAAACATGATGGCAAGACAATGTCTCACTGGTTGGGGACACATGTATGACCCAAAAGGCGTTGAAATGAAATTTACGCAAAAGAATCTCAGAGATGCAGAAGCTTTCGTCATAAGATTAGAAGACAAAAAGCTGCGTTTCTTGGAATGGGTTGACGAAGAACACGCCAAATTCTATGATGAGAGCGAAGAGGAACTTAAGGTAGCAGAAAAAAACTAAAAGAGCTGGCACGATGGTACGCAGTAGTTGATTGCGAAACATGCGAAGAGGTGTATGACGGCAGAGTGAACTGCCCTTGCATAACGTGCCAGCCTGAAGTACATCCTTACAATTCACCGATCCTTCAGCTTTACAGCGTTTGTGGGGATCAACCAATAATGGGGCCAATGGGCGCTGTTAGTTTAAACGACTTGGCAGTTGCTTACGCTATGGACAACTACTTTAAAGTTGCTAAAAAAGATAAGTTAGGCTTGTCCCTTCAAACTCGCAAGTTTTACTCAGAAATATTAAAAGTAAAGAAGGAGTCCGATGAGAGTTGAACTGCTGGTAGATACTAACGCTGTAGGAGTCTTGCGCGGTGTAACTAGCGAGTTTAAGTCGGCTGGACAAGCTGCGGACAAACTCGTTGGAAAGTTTAAGACTATAAACTTTGGAGGACTCCAGGGTAAAATTGCTGGAATAAGCAGAACAATTGGAGCGTTCGCACCTAGTTTTAGAGATATGACAGCCTCTATAACAAGATGGGCTGGTGCTTTGGCCGGCAGCTTTATCACAATAAACGATAATATGGAGCAGCTCCAAATCATGATGAACACCGCCACAGGATCTATTGCTGGCGGCGCTAAAGCCATGAAAGATATTCTTGACTTCTCAACCAAGGTTCCATTCTCTGTAGACGCATTGGCCGACTCCTTTGTAAAGTTGACTGTTTCTGGTTTGAAGCCGCTAGAAGGAACAATGCAAATACTTACTGACTCTGTTGCTGCTTTTGGCGGCAATAGCGATCAATTCAAATTGGTTACTATTGCTATTCAGCAGATGGTCGGTAAGGGCGTTATCTCTATGGAAGAGCTTCGCAGGCAATTGGGAGAGCAAATACCTACAGCTATGAAAGCAATGGCGAGAGGTCTTGGAATGACTATGTTTGATATGGTTGATCTTATAAAGACTGGAACTCTTGAATCTACTGGCGCACTGAAAAAAATGTTTGGAGAACTAGAAAAGCTGCACGCTGGAGCAGCTGAAGCTAGAATGAAGTCATTCTCAGGAGCAGTGACGCTGCTTAGAACAGAATGGACTAAGTTAATGGTGCATATTGGAAAAGGAGATGGTGCTTTTTCTTCTCTTGCCGGCGTAATAGTATCAGCTTCAGAAGCGCTGGCAGGATTAAGAACTAATGCGGCTGCTGCAGAAATACTGTCTTCAATTTCGTTAAAGCTAAAGACAACGTTCGATTCTTTTAACGATCCAGCGACAATGGCGCTATGGGCCACCAACGTTACAAGCGCTATTGATTTAGTTCTTGGTGGACTAAGCAATCTTGTCAGTGCGGCAGCGTGGGCGCAATCGTCTATGGATCAATTATCAGGAAAAGTAAATTCTGGACTGTTAAAAGACGCAGGAGTTGACGTAGGATCTATAGATGGAAAAAACTACTTTAAGCTTAGAAACCAACTAATAGAGCTTAATGAATTACAAGAGAAGCTAAACAAAGCAACAGGGCCTCGCTTAGGACAAGACCAAGGCTTTTTGGGCGGCGATGCTACAAAATTTAAAGCAAGCATAGCCGCATTAGCTGAGGAATTAAATCTCGACATAAAGCTTGACACCAGCGCAGCAGAGAGACAAGCAGCAAAGCTTGGTGACAAAATAAAAGAGATAGGAGATACAGAAGTACAAATAACTCTTGCAGGACTTGGAGAAGCCTTATCTGATTATTCCGCGGGATCAACAAAAGCGTTAGACGACTATGAAAAATTGTCAGACGATTTGAAAAAAATTGATGACAAAATTCTAAACAATAGAGAATCGCTCAGTGACGCGCTCAGAGGAATATCTCTTGAAGGAATGACGTCTGAAGAAGCTTGGGACGACACCACAGCAGCAATAGCCAAGTACCGAAGCATGGCAGAGAGTGCAGCTAAGTCTGGAAACTTAGAAGAACAGGTTAGTTACTTAGAGAAGGCGAAAGAACTTATATCGTCCCTTAAGACTGACGGCATACAAGCAACTGTAAGCAGCGCGGATGTAGACAACGCCAGAAGAGTTTGGGAGTATCAGCAGAAAATAACTAGAAACGGACAAAACGCGTACGGAGATGCCGCAAAACCGTACGAAGAAGCACGAAAAAACTACGAAAAAATGTTAAAAGCTCAAAGAGACGGAACGCTAGAAATAACGTCAGCAGACGAGCAAAGAGCTGAAAAAATGGATCTTCTAAAAGCTGTTGGCGAGCAGTTGATAGGCTTAGAGGAGAGTCACCAATCTTCAATAACAAAGAGCATGGAAGCCGTAAAAGAGAAGATGACGGATTACGCTGAAAAGATAAAAGACTTGGCGGCACAAGCGGCGCTGCTTATTGAGGAAGAAAACAATATAGGCGGGGTGTGGACAGAGATAGGCGGAGAGTGGGTTCGCGTGTCAGGAGAGATGCAGTCTAGCGTTGAAGATCTTGGCAAGCAGGTAAGGTTAGTTTTGGAAGACTATAAGCGATTGCAGGACGCACAAAACAGCACCAACAACAATCCTTACAAAAGCTCAGGAGAAGCAAGAGCTTACGGAGGTCCAGTTAAGGCGGGAAAAAAGTACACTGTGGGTGAGTACGGGAAAGAGCAGTTTATTCCAAACACTAACGGAATGATAATACCGCACAACGAGGTAATGAAAAAGTCCAAGGGAAATTCCGTAGATATAAATCTCTCGCTGAACAACGGAGAGAAAGTAGCTCTTCAAGGAACTAGACAATCAGTGGCGCAACTTACAAGAATGTTTAGCGAGCAAGCGAGGTACGCAGCATGACGACTCTTGGAGGCGTAGCGATTAGTGCAAACATGTATCTTGATGGTTTGGAGTCACAACCACGAGTCTCTGTAGAACAAGTCAGAACTATAGACGGAACTTCTGTTGTGCGAACAACGCCCCTCAACCTTGGAAGAAGTTTAACGCTCGGAACCCAGAACGGCTCAGGAGCAACGCAAGGCATTTGGTGCTTGTCTCACATCCAAGAGATTAAGGCGCTAGAACAGCTCGCAGCGCCAGTGGTATTGGACTATAATGGCGACATATATGGTGTTGTAATAGCAGGAACCAGCTTCACACCTTTTCATACTTGGGAACCAGAAGGACCAAACAAGAAATTTACAGGAACCGTCACTCTTATCGAGGTATAACAAATGGCAATATTAAGCTCAGAACTAAAGTTTTACAAATCGGCAGTGGTTGATAGCACTACGGCAAACGGGGGAAGGATGTCCAATAATCTGATTACCTCTGGTGTTGTTCAGAACGTTTTCCCAAATGTGCTGGCTGCCGAAAGAGTCGCAGGCTCTACCACATACCGGAAGCTATTCTTAAAAGTAGCAAATGATGCAGATTTACCCCTTATAAATCCTCAGTTATGGTTGGATGTAGTCACGGCAGCAGATGATTGGGTGACCCTCTTTGCCGGTACACAGACTGACACAGTAGCGAGTATCGGGACGCCAAGAATGTATGGCTGTGGAACGTTAAAGACAAGCGTTAGTGTTGGTGGTAGTGCCTTGGTCGTCACAGTTGAAGACGCATCTATAGCCGGGATGTTTGTCAATGGGGACACTATCAGGATTACAGACAAAGCTACGGCAGCGGCAATAACTGGTAATGAGCAAATAATGACAATTAGCGGAACCCCCGCAGTGTCTGGCAATGATGTAACTATCACCACAACAGAAACATTAGCAGAGGCATACGCTGGCGGCGCAGCAAGAGTTATGAGTGTGTATGCGCCGTCTGATGTTGAGTGCTCGTCAAGTAACTGGGTAGAGACTACGGCAATCGGAACATATGATGAGGACGTCTATCCAGTTATCTGTGACAACATCGGAAGTATCGAACAAACATGGACACTGACCTTTGCTGACGCTACTAATTTTACGGTATCGGGTAACACCGTCGGCGCACTAGCCTCGGGCACAAGAGGGACCGACTATTCACCAAACAACCCGGCATTCACCAAACCGTATTTTACTCTTGAGTCCGCCGGCTTTGGTGGAACATGGACAAACGGGCAAACGATAGTTTTCCAGACTCACCCCGCCGCTATTCCTGTTTGGGAGAAAAGGGTTGTCCCTGCTGGTGCGGCCAGCCTGTCAGGTAACAGTACTACACTTGTTGTAGCTGGAGAATCAGCCTAAATATGAGCAGTAAAAATGTTGTCATACCGTTTGGTGTATCGCGTGCTGCCATAGATAGCGCTTACCTCATCCTGGAGCAGGAGGATTATCTTGTCCCAGACAGGCTAACTATGCTTGATGTGGTTAGGATATTATCGGACATTGTGACCACCGGGTCAAGTACCCGTGCCAGCAAAGATTGTATAATGAGTGACGATGGCAGGAGTTTTGTTGCGAATGTTTT